GTATTGATGAAACAAGTATAAAATCATTACAAAAAACGAAATCGTTGTTATAGTAATAAAGGAAAGCGTTGTGTAATAAAAACACAATCACAAGAAGTATTCAAAAAATATACTGGTGTATTTGCTATTACGGTTAATGGTGTTCTAAACTGGGATTTATATGAAAAAGGTGTAAAATGAAAAAATAAGAATATTCCAGCTTCTCAAGGACTGCTATGATAATATCTCTATATTTATTATAATAATCGTAGGACTATCGTAGTCTACTTGTCTACTTGTCTGCTTGTCTGCTTGTCTTCTGGAATATTTGCTGATTTTAAATATATTCCAGCAGTCGTGGTAAGCAGTTTATAACGATGGTATTATTTCGTAGTTTAAATCCACACATATCTTTTTCCATATCTGATCCTGAACATAGAGCTTTTCTCTGCTTTTCAATAATGGAAAATATTTGAGGTATTCGTTTAGCCCGAGTATCTGAAAGAACTTATAGAGAACATAACTATATGACAAAAAATTCTTTCTATCTTTCGGACAATGTTTCAAAAAAGGCGCCTGGATGCTTCTAAACATATTACATAGCTTATCCTCTAATTCAGGACTGAATTGCGGCGTAGGTATTCCGTTAATTCTGTTTATAATATAATTGATATGCTCGTAATACTTGTTTATTCTCAATCTTTTAAGAATATCCCTCATTTTTAAATAGGTTATTTTTTTCAAGTCAGTTATTTTCTCTTTCTTAATTTCCGTTAAAATCTTTTCAAATATTTCGTCAGGTATATCCGTACTCTCTTTTCCCTGAACCTGATTGCACCACTCCCTAAAATGATTAATCCTCTTATAACAAAAATGCGATGTATCCTTCGTATTCTGCTTTAATATCGGTCTATTTTGCTCTACTAAGAGAAGCTCCTGATATCCACAGATACTACATACAATTATTGCATCGTGTTGGAGGCAAGTCATACTATTTTTACAAACCTTACATATCTCTATGTTTTCGTCTTCAACTGTTCTGACATATCTATTGTTTATTATAGCCATGTATTTATCTACCAAGGTACTCTTGTCATATACCTTGCTATTATCATTCTCATTAATTTCCCCCTTAATTTTATTGGCCTCCGTTTTATCGCTATCAGCACATTTATTTTCTTTTACAAGCTTCTTATTATCTATGTTATTAAGAGCTTCTAATACATTAATCGTGTTAGTATTTATGCTCATATTTCGCTTTTTTTTGGATTCCTTCTTGTATATCTTTGGTTTATTAAAGGACTCTTTTACAAAATTTATATTTTGATTAATATCTGATTGCTTATTTACGGTATCGTAATATTGAAATAATATATCGCTCGTATTCTTGTAATACTCTATTTCATCTAAATTATTGAGTTCATTCAATTTACTTTTAATATCTATTATCTGCTCGTTCAACTCTGTATTACTGAACCAAAGCCGACTATTAAGTTCTTTATCTGCCGTATTATTTATACTTTTTAATATCTCCATTTTCTTTTCTTCGCAATAACTCAGTTTTTCAAGATAGTATATCTTTTCCTTATCGCTCTTCTCAAAATCCTTTATCATATTATTATGCATCGCGTCCAAAGTAACAGTTTCATTTATATCTGTTGTTATTTTTTTTTTAGATGACTTCTCTTTAAACATCATTATATTTGAATTATAAATATTAAGGTTTATATAATAAAAATAATTTTTGTGTCATATAATCTATATTTTTTTCTCCTCTAATAGTATAAAGAATATAGCGTAAATGGGTGGTGGTCTTCTTCAATTAGTAGCTTATGGTGCTCAGGATGTTTATTTAACTGGTAATCCGCAAATTACCTTTTTCAAAGTAGTTTATCGTCGTCATACTAACTTTGCTATTGAAGCTATCCAACAAACTTTCAACGGTAATGCCGGATACGGTAATACTGTAACCTGCCAAATATCACGCAACGGCGATTTAATAAACCGTATGTATTTACAGGTTGATGTCCCTAAAAAGAAAGATCTTGATACCAAAACTACCAGCACATACCAAAATTATCTCGGGTTACGCTTAATAAAATCCGTTGTTATTGAAATTGGTGGCCAACAAATAGATAAGCATTATTCCGATTGGCTTTACATCTGGAACGAATTATCTCTACCTATCGGCAAACGCTATGCATATGATACTATGGTCGGTGCCGACAAAGATATATTAAATGGCTTAAACAACATAGATGAAATTCCTGATTCCTCTGTCACAACTCTATATATCCCATTTGAGTTCTGGTTTTGCCGCAATGTAGGTCTCGCGCTTCCTTTAATCGCTCTTCAATATCACGAAGTCAAAGTAAAAATAGATTTTGAAACTAAGGCCAACTGCATATCCATTCCCGCAGGCTCATTAACCGATTTTGAAGATATTAAAAATATCTCTTTATGGGCTGATTACATCTTCTTAGATACCGATGAACGCCGAAGATTCGCTCAATTATCCCACGAATATTTAATAGAACAGCTACAATTCACTGGCACCGAACCCCTAGTTGATGGCACCAACCGAATCAAGCTTAACTTCAATCACCCTTGCAAAGAACTCATATGGGTCGCAAAAGTAGCCCCTTCTTCCACGAATCTTAATAAAACCAGATGGTATGATTACACAAACTTGGACGTGGCAGACGACGAGAAAGCACTTGAGTTAGCTTATGATAAATCTGCAGCACAAGGAGGACAGCGTACATCAAACTATTTAGTTATATCCGATGTCAAACCTGCGACAAATAGCAACCCTTTTATTAATGCCATCCTCCAATTAAACGGCAACGACCGTTTTGCGGTAAGAGAAGGCGATTATTTCAATTATGTTCAACCCTTCCAGCATCACACCAACGTTCCCGTACACAATTCTATAAATGTGTATTCATTTGCCCTAAAACCCGAAGAGCACCAACCTAGCGGCACCCTCAATATGTCTCGTATTGACACTGCAACTTTGATGGTTAATGCTAAACCAGCTCCAACTAATAAATCATACCAAGGCATCAATATATACGCAGTCAATTACAACGTCCTTCGTATATTATCAGGTATGGGCGGCCTTGCTTATTCCAATTAAAAATATAATAAAGATATCATCTATAATAAAAATATAAAAGAGTCGTGTTATATAATTTCCTTTTTTTTTTCTCCTCTAATAGTATAAAGAATATAGCGTAAATGGGTGGTGGTCTTCTTCAATTAGTAGCTTATGGTGCTCAGGATGTTTATTTAACCGGTAATCCGCAAATTACCTTTTTCAAAGTAGTTTATCGTCGTCATACTAACTTTGCTATTGAAGCTATCCAACAAACTTTTAACGGAACTCCCAACTTTGGCAATCGTGTAACCTGCCAAATATCTCGTAATGGCGATTTAATACACCGTATGTATTTATCTGTTGTTAATTATTATTCGGGCACTAATGCTAGCGTATGTCCTTATTTCGGTCTCCGTTTAATAAACTATGTAGAAATTGAAATCGGTGGTCAAAAGATAGACAAGCATTATTCTCACTGGATGTATGTATGGAATGAACTCTCGCTTCCCATATCAAAGAAAGATGCCTATAAAAAGATGGTAGGTGCTAATGATATGCTCACGACAATAGGAACTTCTACTGCTGGTGCTAATCTATATATCCCCTTAGAGTTTTGGTTCTGTCGCAACGTAGGTTTAGCCCTTCCTTTAATCGCTCTACAATATCACGAAGTTAAAATTAACATCCTCTTTGAAACGAAAGAGAATTGCAGAGGTGCCTCTACTGATGTCAACCCCCTATCGTCTGTTTCATTATGGGTTGATTACATCTTCTTAGATACCGATGAACGCCGAAGATTCGCTCAATTATCCCACGAATATTTAATAGAACAGCTACAATTCACCGGTACTGAAAGTGTATCTGCTGCTGCAGCCATTAAACCTAAATTATCTTTCAATCACCCTTGCAAAGAGTTAGTCTGGTTCTGCTCTTCCGATCACACCTCTACTGTTGCCGATAAGCACGTAATTAATAATAACTGGGTTAATTATTCAAGTGCAGTTAATACCTACGGTCAAGCTTCTTCGGTATTATATACTCCTACAAGCGCAATTACTTCAGCTAATCCTATAAAATCTGCCAAACTTGTATTAAACGGCAATGATCGCTTTTCTGCAAGACCCGGTTCATATTTCAATTTAATACAACCCTACCAACATCACGAAAATATCCCCTCCAACCCCGGCATCAACGTGTATTCATTTGCCCTAAAACCGGAAGAGCACCAGCCCAGTGGCACTCTCAATATGTCTCGTATTGATACCGCCGTTCTCAATTTAGAGATTGATAAAACTGGTTCTAGCTACACAGTTGCTAATGATGGCAGCATTTCAAAGAATCTTCACGTTTATGCTGTAAATTATAATGTACTTCGTATATTGTCTGGTATGGGCGGCCTTGCTTATTCCAATTAAATTATATTATATATTTATTTATATATGTTGTTAAATTGCTATAAAGTTTCTTTTTTTTTTCTCCTCTAATAGTATAAAGAATATAGCGTAAATGGGTGGTGGTCTTCTTCAATTAGTAGCTTATGGTGCTCAGGATGTTTATTTAACCGGTAATCCTCAAATTACCTTTTTCAAAGTAGTTTATCGTCGTCATACTAACTTCGCTATTGAAGCTATCCAACAAACCGCTTCGGGAAGTAATTCACTAGGCTCTCGCGCCACCTATCAAATTACTCGCAACGGTGATTTAATACACAGAGTGTATTTCTACGGAAAATTAAGAAATACTAGCACTTCAGACAATATTGCTTTAGTTCCAAACGTTGGCCAAAGGTTATTGAAAACCGTAGAATTAGAAATTGGCGGACAACGCATAGATAAACATTATTCGGAATGGCTTTACATATGGAATGAACTTTCACTACCTTATGGCAAGCGCGAAGGCTACTATAAAATGATTGGTGCCAACGTAGAGAACTGCTGTACTAAATTGTCGGGGGCTAAATCATATGAATTATATGTTCCCTTAGAGTTCTGGTTCTGCCGTAATGTAGGCTTGGCACTTCCTTTAATCGCCCTTCAATATCACGAAGTTAAAATTAACATAGAATATGAATCTGGCACAAATCTTTGCGATACCAGTGCTACAAATTATTGTATAGAGAATGATATAGCAGTCACAGGTGTCACAAACAGCGGTTTTTCTACAGCCATTACTCTTGACGATCCCACTTTATGGGTTGATTACATATTCTTAGATACCGATGAACGCAGAAGATTCGCTCAATTATCTCACGAATATTTAATAGAACAGCTACAATTCACAGGCACCGACACTATAACTTCTTCTGGTTCAAATCCCGATGCTATGAAGAGCTTACGTATGAACTTCAATCATCCCTGCAAAGAACTTGTATGGGCTATCAGAAGTTCAACTGATGCAAACAAAGTATATTGGAATAACTTTTCAACTGCAAATGCTGATATTACTACCGGAACAAACACTTTCAATAACTATGTCATGTCTAAAAACCCTGTAATGCAGGCAAAAATAATGCTTAACGGCAATGATCGCTTCGCCACCAGACAAGGCGAATATTTCTCGTTAGTCCAACCCTATCAACACCACGAGAATACCCCTGATATGTACCACAAGGGCATCAACGTTTATTCGTTCGCCCTAAAACCCGAAGAACATCAACCAAGTGGCACCCTCAATATGTCCCGTATTGATACCGCTGTCCTATCTCTATCATCAAGAATTGCCGGTACTATCCACATCTTCGCGGTCAATTATAATGTTCTCAGAATATTGTCCGGTATGGGCGGCCTTGCTTATTCCAATTAAATATGATATCCGAAGACATCGCTGTGATATCCATAATACAATCTTTTCATTTTTCAATTTATAATTATTTTTTACAGATAATGATG